AATTACTGTTGGAGCATAATCACTTGATGTTGAATCATCAAAGACAATATTTTCATATCTTTCTAATAAAATATCATCGTTAATGTCATTAGCAATGCCTGACTCTTTATATAGAGTTAAGGTATAAGTGCTTGCTACAGAACCCGCAGTTAATACAACACGAAGGTTGTTACCATCTGTTCCAGCGTTCTTTGAGGTAACAGTAGCAGCAGTTGCACCGCCACCATCTGTTAAGTTCCTAGAAGCAGCAACAGCGTTAGACGCAAGCAGACGTTGAACATATAGTTCACGTCCACCATTAGCAAAGAATGAACCAACCTGGAAGGTGGCTGGATAGGTTGCGTTGTAACCTCCGAAGTACTTGGTAAATTCATACCAAGAATTAACAAGGGTTACTGTTTCTGGGCCTTGTGCAAAAGGTGCAACAACTGCGCCAGCAGCATTTGCAGTAACTCCACTTGGGAGTACTGGTGGTAGTAGGCGTTCACTTATGTAAACACCTGGACGGCTATAAGCCATTTTTTCTCCTAACTAGTTTGGGGGAGGGACCTTATGGTGCCGATTGAGTGTACGAATCGATGGTAGTGAACTGAGAGCGATCTATGATCTGACTTCCAGTTGTACCTGTGACGTTTATTTGCAACACTTTGTACAGATTATTGTATGTTTCAGGCGCAATCTCAGAAGAGACACGAACTGTCATAGCATTTACAAATAGTCGTTTTCCTTGTTCAGTAATATCTCTCTTAGATATATCAAGAACGTCTAAACGACGAGTAGTTCCAAATACAGTATTTGGCCCTGTGTTTAACACAGCAAACCGTAGTGGAACTTTTGTAAATAACAATTGAGATAAAATTTGACGATCATGACGTGGTTGACGAGAGTATGAAGTAATTTGATAATCAATATTTACAGGAATTGGATAGTTAATTTCCCAGTTATGTTCATCATTATCCCAAGCAGTGTTTTCGCCAATGACTGTTGGGTTAGTTAAATACGCTGGCTTTACCTTGCCTCTCATAGCACGAGAGAAGTCTTCAGAAATATCGACCATATCAATAGTGATGTAAGGGTATGACTGAGCACGAATTTCCTGGTCAGGTTGTCCAAACCAGACTCCTACTTTTCTAGTAGTACCTGGTGTAGCAGTGCCACCTGAAGCAACGCTTGCAATGTTTGCATTTGTTTTTGCATATTTAAATGTAGTAGGAGTTGGAATTAAAGTAATGTTGTAGGTGCCATTGAAGGCAGTTGCAGTACCAGCAATAGTAACTGTGTCTCCAACTTCAAAGCCATGTTCTGTAGATGTAGTTATTGTAACTACATTAGAACTAAGCGCTCTATTTGTAATAGTTTTTGCCGTAGCAGAAGAAGCCTTCTGATCTGTAACAGTCATCTCTTTTAACAAATCTCTTAATGCTTCATCTTCTTCTAAGAGAAAAGTCATAGGTAACCATCCATATGCTGCATGGTGCGGGCTAACATAAACTTCTCAGCCTCTTGTTGACGATTGTTAAAGCGACGCATAGCAGCAGTTGGTTGAGTATCTGGAGTTCCGTACTCAAGATTTAAGATCTCTGTCTTGTGGGTTGGGTTGCCATGAATAGTAAAAGCGCCATCAGAGTGACGTACATGAAGGTTTCTTACAATTTTTTCAGGCCAACCTGATGCCCTAGCCTCTGATCGTAAATGAGCGCCCATGAACCGTGTAGTTTCTACACTGGCTTTATTTAAAGACTCTCTGGCTTTTTTTAGGTAGGTCACTTCTTTTTCTTCGCTTTCGCTTTTGCTTTGGAAGCAACGTAGACAGCACCAGCAAGATAGGCTGCGGTTGTACCTGCAATTAGCGATGCGATAGCGGGACGCTTTTCTGTAGGGCGGAATCCAAACACACCCCGAATAAACTCTTCACGTTCGCCTTGATTATTAATCTCAGCGGCTTGTTCGTACCAAGGCTTGTAAGCCATAATAAATAACCCCTTTATCGCAACCTGTGGGAACAGTATTCAGGCACCGCAGCGGTGTTCTGATATAGCAATGATAAAGAAGAAAGGCCCCTTTCGGGGCCTAACTACTTATTTCTTTTTATCGATATTAGACGATTTTCTTTTTCTTCTTCTTCTTTAGCGCCTTAAAATCTGCGCCAGTAATTTTATCAGCAGGCTTTGCAGCGTTAGCAATCTTCATCTGCTTAGGGCTTAGTGACTTCTTCATTACTTACCTTTCTGGCAAGTGGAACACTTGCACTTGCAGTTTTTCATGTCGCACTTAAGAGCCATTATTTTTTGTCCTTCTTCTTCTTATCTGTCTTCTTCTTAGCATACTTCTTATTAGCAGCGGCTAGAGTCTTCTCTCCATGCTTGTTCTTAGGCTGCATACAGCCACAGGTAGCGCACATTATTTACCCTTTGGCTTTGGCTTGGCTTTTGGACCCTTACCGAATCCTGGCTGACCCTTTTTCTTACCACATCCACATGTTGCACACATTGGCTTTTCCTATCTATGTCTTGCCGTTTTTTTGGCAATTGTTTTTGGTTGTTTTACAAACTGCTTTCCCTTGCTATTGCCTTCTGCTTTAGCACGGTTGGTAGCAGCCTTTTCTGAAGGAGTAAGAGTATCCCACGCTTTGTCTGGTAGGTAACGCTTTTTACCTTTAGATTCTTTGCCATCTGAAGTGCGCCATTTTTCATTGCCCCACTTCTTCAGGGATTGTTGTGATTTTGCAAGAGCCATCTTAGTTCTTGTAACCTCCGCCTGACTTCTTATACTCAGCAGCAAGAAGTTGAGCCTTACGAGCAGACCATTCTCCTGGATCTCCGCCCTTAGTTCCAGCCTTTATCTTTTTAAATAAACTCTTACGCATTCCAGGCTTAGTGTAATTACCAGCCTCATTTACTTTTGACTTTGGTTTTGCTGCTTTTTTTGGCACTCTTAACTCCTCCACTCTTTGGTACACAGTTAGGAACTCTCTTACCATTCTTCATCTTAAAACCTTTTTGAACGTAACCTTCCCAACAAGCCACTAGCAATCCCACTTTCTTAGTGCTAGTGCTTTACGAGTTGGCTTGCCATTCTTTTCCATAGGTCCTGGCATTCCACCCATTCTTGCACAGAATGATTTACGACGGGCTGCAGACTTCTTAGACTTCTTTGCTTGCTTAGCAGATACAGGTGGCTTTAATGTTCCGCCAGTCTCACGCTTGTATGATGCACGACCTTTAGCATTTAATCCACCCTCTGGATTTTTGCCTTCCTTACGTTGCCACGCTGCTGTCTTTGCCATTATCTTCCCTGACTTCTATGAGCATTGCTCTTGTGGAATTTCTGCACGGCCTTTACGCCTTGCTTTATGGTTTTTGATCCACCTTTTTTTGTGAGGTTGATTTTATCCCACTTACCTTGATTTGTATTAGTGTGATCAACAATAACGTCGCCCTTTTTATTTTTAGAAACTTTATGAACTACCCTGGCTTTCTTTCCAGGAATACCAGTAGTAAGAGTTACTGGCTTCTCTTCCTTCTTCTTATCAGCCATCAGGTCACCGACTTCTTATGTTTATAACGAATTGGGGCTTTAGGCTTTCTCACTATGCCGCCCTTCTTTCTCTTTAATCTGGCACCACCAGCCTCATATTTACTCTCAGTAACATTTGTTTGAATATTTTTTTGTGGCTGCTTACCAGCCCTTGCTCCGATGTTCCTGCGCCGTCTTGCCATTACTTACTCTTTTTCTTCTTTGACATTCCCGCTTCGCTCATTGCAATAGCAACAGCCTGCTTCTTTGATTTAACAACTGGGCCTTTACCAGGACCCTTCTTACCACTATGAAGTTTACCTTCTTTGTACTCCTTCATAACCTTTTCAACTTTGCCTTTTGCTTTTTTAGTTGCCATCATCATCCTCTTCTATTTGGTCATCTAATTCTACCGCATCAAACTCAAAGAGAGATGGGTCTAATAACTCCTCAAAATTTCCCAAGGCTAGTTTGCGTATGCTTGGAACTGAGGATCATTTACTAACTCCTCTGAGTTGACTAGGTTGCAGTCTATAGTTACTACTGAATAACGTTCGGCGTATCTTCCACGAGGCAAGACTCTTGTAGGTACAAATACCTGATCTTGAAATACCACACGATCCTTAATGTGTTGGTTTGGATCAGTTACCATTGCTGGAATAAGTCTGTTTATATCTGCTACAGAAACTACGAGGCGCAGAGTATCTACTACGTAGAATCCTCGTTCATTCATTATGTTTGTACCACGAATTAACTGAGCCAAAATTACAGGCAAATCAAATGGGTCATTCCATCTACGACCTTTAGTAGGATCTTGATTTGATACATCATAAACTGGATCTACATAGTTTGCGTAGTCTGCAGCAAGGGCTGCATCATCCCAAGTCCACCAGTCAACAATAGTTCCAATAGGGTCACGAAGTTCGTCAACCATGCCCTCATCCATAGAGAGGGTTTCAAACCCTATCTTAAATCGTCCTTGGACTTTAGAACCACGCATAGTGGAGATTATCCCTCAAACTAACGGTGCAATCTGCCCCAACTAACTTTGTCCCACACTCTTTCGTGGAAATAGTATAAAACAAAGTTAATGCCATTAGTTAGTACTGTTCCTGCGCCTGCTAATTTAGCCTCGCCAGTCAAAGCATAAATACAAACAAAAGTAACAAAGACGGCTACTACTCTCCAAGTAAGGGCTTTAACTAAAGACCTAGATTTAGCAATTTTCATAGCAATAAATCAGGTCGCTTGCCAGCAACAATTTCTACTGCTGTGCCATTCCAATAAATCTTGCCATCGCATGCTATGTTCATCTTTCTTTCACCGTCAACAAAACTGGACTCACCGTAGACATAACCATTAATTTCAAGTTGACTTGCCAGTTTTTCACCTTCGTCTGTAATTATTCGCCAAACTAAATCTCCATTGCCTACTTTGGTGTTATAACGAATTTGAAAATGTTTATTTGATTTAAAAAACCACTTCTTAAACTTCTCAATCATTATTATCCTGCCTTTGGTTAGTGCGGTTAAGAATCCACGTTAAACGAGTTGAGGCGGTTGTTTGAAATGTAAAAGGAAAAATAGAGTGAATAAAACAAACAACGGCTGAAAATAAAAGAGTAGCCACTATGAGCCACGCCTCTACCATGTGCTTAAAATAGTTTTCGTGAACTAATTTAAGGTGTTTCATAAACCCAGTTCTTTGCGTTTCTGAGTAGCGCTAATAACCTCAATTTCATCCCCCAACTTAACTTGTTCTATTTTGTATCCAACATCTCTACCATATACTATGTTTGTTATATTGGGTAATCTAATAACCATCGAGTCTTTCATTTCAGGTTCTTTTTTAATGTAATTTTTTACTTCAGAAAAAGTTAAAGGATCTTTACTGCTAGTTTTGTAAGTATTCCTTACCCCTATCATTACTTGAGGAGTTCTATTTTGTGCCTCAGAATAAAGAGCCGAGTGTCCTTCATGCCATGGTTGATATCTTCCAAGCATTAATGTAGTTGGTTTTTTCCAATCATGTAACCCACTTTTCTGAATAATTAACTCTATAGCATCTTCTAGTGTCATGTCTAAAGTTAGACGTACATCCCACTCTGTAGGATTTACCCAAATATCGTTTGTATCTCCATACCTGCTTTCAAATAATCTGTCTACCCAAATTAATAGATCTGGTTTACCAAATGCTTTTCTTGTTTTTTCTGTAGGACAAACAAAATCAACAATGACTACTCTACCTTGTGCTTTTAAAAGACGGGCAACTGCTCCCAATCTTCTAGAATTTTCTTGTCTATCTTCAGGTGAAAATTTTAAATCTTTATTTAAATCTGATCTAACCTGGTCAGCATTTAAATGCACAGCATCTATGTGTTCCATAAGAGCCTTAGCCAAGGTTGTTTTCCCTGCACCTGGTAGTCCTATAATTTGTATAATCATTTTGTTCTCCTTATATGTGATTTGGATCTGTAATTTGAGTTTCTCTTTTAGAAGTATCTATTTTTCCAGCAGACTCTATCACCCAGTTGGGCATGATATCAAATAAAAGATGAATCCTATCTGAGTCACCTTTGTTAGAAACTGAATGAACACGGTTATTGTTTATTTCCCAGCATTCTCCAACTTTCATATTTATAGTTTCATCAGATATTTTAAATTCTACTTGTGGATTTGTTATTATAGGAATATGAAATCTTCTAATAAGGTCTAAGTAGTCTCCACCATCAGCATGTGGTTCAACTTCTTTTCCTTTTGGTAATAAAATAAATAAAGTTTTTCCTACTTTTCCATTTACATTTATTTCAAATTCGCTAATAATTGGATAAATTAAAGACCACATTTTAGGATCCGTGTCAGTAAATCTTGGTTTATAAACATCTCCAAATCTAAAGTTTGTTGTTTGTACAAAATGGTATGAGGTCGTTGCACTATGCATTGGAAACATTCTTTGTCTGTTAGTATTTATATCCCACTCATTATTGTATTTTAATACGTGATTTTGAATAGCAGACACATCAAAAATTTTATGTAATTTAAAATTAAATAATTCTTGTTCTTTATTTGACACTTTATTTATCGACATTATTTTTCCATATATTCATATTTGAGTATTTTTTTAATATAGAATCACTAAAAATTTCTGAACCTTTTAGTTGAGATGGAATGATACTTGGACTTACAAAATGAGTAAGAGTGTTTTGATTTACTTTATCGTCACGATCTATTTCAAGTTTTTGAATGTTATTTAAATCATGGTTAAAAGGTTCTTCTTCTAAAAAGAAATACAAATCTTTTAAAGTTTGTTCTGGAGAAGTTACTAAGTCCTCGTAGTCAACAAAGTGCACATATTTTTTATACTCTTCTTTTAATCCTGTTCTAACACAGAGCATACTAAGATCTAAACTTGAATTAGTTCTACTAAGAAACTCCGCAATCAAGTCATACCGTGGGAGATCTTTAATATAGAGATGTTGATTTTCTATTTCATATTCAATATCAGCCAAACTTAAATTGATGTATGAGGCTAATATATCTACATAGTTTCTAACTGTAAAAATTATTTTTGGATTAGGAGTTATGTAGTTAAGTATTACATCTAAATTAGGTGGAGTTAACCAATACTTTTCCCTATCAAAAATTATAGGCTTATTTATATCATAATAAAAATTGTCCATATAATTGTTTAATATATACTTTGTTCTTTCACTATTTTCTTCATTTCTTAATCCAGTTGCATCTTGTAATGTTAAGGTTAACCTATACATCTGTTCGCATACAGGGCTAAGTGGACTACTATAAATCTTAGGATTTTGATTTAATAAAGCAGAAAGTAATGTGTTACCAGACCTAGGCATCCCAGCCAAAAAATAATAAGTTTTGTTATTCATTTTACCACTTATTAATTGGACAAGTAGCATTTAGTAAACGTGTTTTTAACACCATAAAACATTTGCACTCGCTACAAGTTTTAGTTATTTGAATAAGTTTAGGACAAGATAAACATATTGAAAATCTTTCTTCTTGTATCTCGTCAGAAACTTTTGGTATATTTGGATTCATTAAATCCCAGGGTCTAACAGGTTTAATATTTGGTTTATCCATTATTTGTATTCTTTTCTATTCCAATAGGTTCTTTTGTATGCATCAAAAAATTTACTAGCAATTAATTGTGTAGCATTTATATTTTCTTCTAAAGTTTTTTCATTACCATAAGACATTTTCCAAGTCTCTCTTTTAAAAGGAATAATTTGAGCAATTGGAGTTCCAGCCAAGATCGTACCCTCAAATTCTGGGTTGTTTAAAACAAACGGAAAATTAATATTTGCAGTATAAGTATCCGTATCTACAATTCCTGGCAAAATAGTAAACACAGATTCTCTATGTAATGGTTGTGTAATAAAACAAGAGTACCCTGCAGGCGTTTTTATACCCCAAGGATTAACCCATTTTGGATAATCTATGTTGAGAGTAGTGCTATTTGTCATTTTTGCGGGATGTAATTCTCCTTGCCAATATGGGTGCATTTCAATTGTAGGACCACTTGACCATTGATAATAAGGATGTAGTTCACCATTATCTAAGAGACGTTGTGAAACGTGTACGTCAGAATGACTGTAAATTATGTAACCGCTAGTAATAGCATCAAAAATTGGAATACATTTTTTTATAGTACTAGGAGTTTTTAAATCTTGCCCTATTCTTTTTTTTTCACCGTCTTTGTATGAAAGGGTGTTTTTGTACCACTCTGGTATATGTTTACTTGCAGGGGTAGGGTAGTATTCTTTAGGAATAGGAATACGATTTATAAAAACAATGTTTTTCATGATCAAAACCTTACTATAAAATAGGGGTTTATGTCAAAAAGTTATACTTTGGGAACCCAATTTACAACAGACTCATCCCACACATACTCGGTTTCATTGGGAGTAGTATCATACTTATTAGGATCTTCTAACCACCACTTTCCCTCTTCCATTTCAGTATCTGATTCTACATCTATAACTGGGTAAGGCACGGGAGCAATCCATTGAAAAAACTCGTCTAATATCCAAGAAGGATAAGGTTTGGGTAAAGTAAATACTGCACCATCCCATGAAGCCCCTACTTGAGCATTAACACTGTCTCCCAATATAATTTCATCACCATTGTATTTATTTTTTAATTCTTCTAAATACTCAGAAGTTGGGTCTAGTAAAACTACGGTTTGAACAACAATTCCGTTTAGAATTATAGCGTAACTTTGTTCTTCCATAAATTTCTCCTTTTTTTATTTTCCGTACACAAGAACTCTGCCACTGCCGCCAGCACCAGCACCGCCACCGCCAACAGTATGACCACCGCCACCGCCACCGCCGCCACCCGAAGTACCTGCTTGGCCAGAACCACCTCCATTTCGAGTTGAGCAGTTATAATAACAAGTATTTGTACCGCCACCGCCACCGCCATTGCCACCGCCGCCTGCACCGCCAGCACCGCCGCCGCCACCGCTATTACCAAGTGTAAAATTTTGTGTTGCGTAATCTCCGCCACCGCCACCACCACCGCCAAATTGAATAGTTCCAATTTGATTTATTCCAGTAAAGACCACGGTGCCACCAGCATTGCCAGCCTGACCTGGAACGCCATTAAATCCACTAGCCCATCCTGGAGTTCTACCAACCCCG